CATGAACTGTGGGAAGATACATTCGATGACTGTTGAATTAATTGACCATATGGGTAGTGATCTTAGTGTTGTCAATGCAGCACGTGTTAGCTTTAACAAGGAGAGTGATACAGTATCAAGCAAAGATACTAAACTTATTAAGTATCTTGCCAAGCATAATCATTGGACACCCTTTGGTCATGGCTCTGCACAGTTCAGGATCAAGGCACCTGTCTTTGTAGCACGACAACTGATGAAGCATCAGGTTGGTCTGGTCTGGAATGAGGTAAGCCGTAGGTATATTAAAACAGAACCAGAGTTCTGGTCGCCCGACTACTGGAGACAGAGCGCAGAGAATGTGAAGCAGGGATCATCAGAAGATGCAACACCATCACAGAATATAGTGGATCATATGTATATAGATGCTACACGTCATTGTTTTGATGCATATAAAGCTATGTTAGATATAGGTGTGTGTCCTGAACAAGCACGAACTGTGCTGCCACAAAGTATGTTGACAGAGTGGTACTGGTCTGGTACACTTATGGCGTTTGCACGGGTGTACAATCTACGATGCAGTAAGGATGCACAGGTTGAAACCCGTGATGTAGTAAAACCAATTGGAGAACATATGGAAAAGTTATTTCCTGAATCGTGGGCTGCGCTATGTGGAAGTTGATATTAAATAAGGAGTGGGGAGATGTGGAGATTAAATCTTTCGATACTAAGAAGGAGGCAGAAGAAGAACTTAAAAACCGAGAACAACTCACTCACCATATTACCGGACTATCTACACAAAGAGTTTATCAAATCAAGAAAGGATAGAGCGATGGATGTTCTCGTAGAGATATACAAACCAAAAGACAGAGGCCATATTCAGACCTGCTTCAAAGCACCGTGGCGTAAGTTAGAAATGGTTGATAAGATTGAGACACTGGTATCAATAGAAAAGGATATAGCTGCACACCGACAGGAACTATGCAAAGAACTTATGGACTTGAGCAAAGGAAAATGGTAAACTTATCTTAATCCACTGGAGATATCTATGGAACTTAAAACACACCAACCCTGCCCCGACTGTGGTTCGTCAGACGCACTGGCATACTACGAGTGGGGAACTAAATGCTTTAGCTGCGATACATCTAAACCCTACAGAAACGGAGAGAGAATGGATACCCAACCAAAACAGGTCGTAAAAATGCACAACGAGAATGAATCTTCTTTTATTTTTTCAGCCATTCCTGATCGAAAGCTATCACTAGATACCTGTAAGAAGTACGGTGTATCCGTTACTAAGAATGGTACTATGATAGACAAGCACATGTACAAGTACCATGACAAGGATGGCAACCACCTTGCTTCCAAGTTCCGGCGCACCAGCGACAAGCAGTTCTGGTCTGAAGGTGATCTTGGCAAGTGTGGTTTGTTTGGTCAGAATATCTTTGGTCAGACGGGCAAGTTTGTCACGGTTTGCGAGGGTGAGATTGATGCCATGAGTGCCTTTGAATTGATGGGATCGAAGTGGCCTTCGGTGTCTATCAAGAATGGCGCACAGTCTGCCGTCAAGAATTGTCAGCAGTCTCTGGAGTATCTTAATAAGTTCGATACCATCGTCCTCTGCTTTGACAATGACAAGCAGGGTAAGGATGCAGCACAGGCTGTTGCTAAACTGTTTGAGCCTAACAAGTGCAAGATCATGGACCTTGAACTGAAGGATGCCAATGAGTACCTGAAGATGGGGCAGCGTGAGAAGTTTACTCAGTCATGGTGGAGCGCACGTACCTATACGCCAGCAGGTATCATCAACCTTGCTGATCTTGGTCGTAGCCTCTACGATGAGACGCACAACGAGACTTGTCCCTACCCGTGGTCTGGCATGAACGACAAGACCTACGGCATCAGGACCGGAGAGCTTGTGACGTTTACCTCCGGTGCAGGTATGGGTAAGTCCAGCATCATGCGTGAGCTTATGTATCATATCATGCACAACACCGAGGATAACATTGGTGTGCTTGCTATGGAGGAGAACACGAAGCAGACTGCCTTCAACCTTATGAGTGTCGAGGCCAACGCTAGGCTGTACATCAAGGAGATTCGTGACCAGTACACGCAGGAACAGTTGGATGATTGGCAAGCCAAGACGATTGACTCCGGCAGGTTCTTTGCCTTCGATCACTTTGGCAGCATTGACAACGATGAGATTCTTGGTCGTGTCAGGTACATGGCAAAGGCTCTTAACTGCAAGTGGGTCTTCCTTGATCACCTGTCTATTCTTGTATCAGGTCAGGAGGACAACGGCGATGAACGTAAGTCTATTGACATCCTGATGACCAAGCTGCGATCTCTTGTTGAGGAGACAGGCATCGCACTGATGTTGGTCAGCCACCTACGTAGGCCATCAGGTGATAACGGGCATGAGAATGGACGTGAGGTTACTCTGTCACACTTACGTGGCTCTGCCTCTATTGCTCACCTGTCTGATGCAGTGATTGCACTGGAGCGTAATCAACAGGCAGACGATCCTATCGAAGCTAACACTACCTCTATCCGTATCCTGAAGAATAGGTACACCGGAGATACAGGTGTGGCCTGTCACCTTCACTATGATGGTGGCACAGGACGTATGACACAGATCGATAACCCCTTCATGGAGAATGACAATGACTGAGGTTCGTAAAAAGTTTGACAGAACTCTGTATGATATTGCTGACAAGGCTGCAAAAGAAGCTATGGTATCTTGGCTAAAGGAACATGATCATACTAACATTGATACCAATGAAACAACTTACTTTGATATCGTATCAACTGTAGGTCCAGAACTTCCAAGACATCTCTATGAGGTGGAGGTAAAATATTCTTGGAAGAGTGATGCGTGGCCTGACAGTTGGAAAGAGTTACGTATTCCACACCGTAAGAAGAGACTACTTGACAAGTGGAAAAGCGAATGTTATAATGACCTTCTTACTTTCGTGGTCTTTAACCATGACTGCACAAAGGCATGGCATGTAGATGGTAACACATTGCTGGACTCCGAGGTTAAAGAAGCCTCTAACTACAAGATAAGAAAGGGCGAAAAATTCTTTCACATTCCCGTAGAAGATGCATACCTGATGGACATGACAAATGAGAGCAGTAGTTGATATAGAAACAGATGCTATTAACGCAACCAAGATACATTGTATCGTAGCAAGGAGCAAAGAAACAGGACAGGCACGACACTGGATAGGAGATGAATGCCATAACTTTAGGGAGTGGTCGAAGAAAATAGATACCTTTATTATGCACAATGGTATCAGCTTCGACGCTCCCTTACTTAATAAGTTTACTGGTTCTGATATTAAAGTAGATCAGATTGATGATACACTTATCAAGTCTCAGTTATACAATCCTATTCGTGATGGTGGTCATTCCCTTGAGTCATGGGGTAACTTCTTCAATCATAAGAAGGGTGACTACCATGACTTCTCCCACTTCAATCAAGATATGTTGAAGTACTGCTACACCGACACGGCTGTAACAATGGAGACGTATGACTACCTACAAGAAGAAGGCAAGAAGTTCTCTGAGGAATCCTACGATCTGGAACGGAAGGTTCGTAGCATCGTAGACAAACAACAGAGCAACGGCTTTGCCTTTGACCTTATGAAGGGCATGACACTGGAAGCTAAACTTATGGATGAGTTGTACTCTCTTGAAGAGAAGGCTCACGATATGTTTCCACCTACCATTGTACAGCTAAAGACAAAGACAAAAGAAATACCTTTTAATATAGCAAGTCGTAAGCAGATTGCAGAACGTCTGAAGTTGAAGGGGTGGAAGCCTAAAAAGAAAACAGATAAGGGTAATGTCATTGTCAATGAGGCAGTACTGGATACGATTGATATGCCAGAGGCTAAGATGTTCTCCCGTTACTTCCTGCTACAGAAGCGTACCGGCCTATTGAAGGCGTGGATACAGGCATGTAGTGAACAGGAACGGGTGCATGGCAGAGTGCTTACCCTCAAGACTATCACAGGCAGGATGGCACACCACGGCCCAAATATGGCACAGGTTCCGGCAGTGTACAGTCCCTTCGGTAAGGAGTGTAGGGAACTCTGGACAGTATCTAATCCAGAGACGCACCAGCTAGTCGGTACTGATGCCAGTGGTCTTGAACTTAGATGTCTTGCACACTATATGAACGATGAAAAGTTTACCAATGAAGTACTGGCAGGTGATGTACATATAGCTAACATGAAGGCAGCAGGTCTAAGTAATCGTGACCAAGCCAAGACATTCATCTATGCATTCCTGTACGGTGCTGGCCCTGCCAAGATTGGTAGTGTAGTTGGGGGCAAAGCCGCTGCTGGACAGGTGCTTATTCAAAAGTTTCTGGAAAATATGCCAGCACTTAGAGAGCTACGTAAAAATATAGGTGAAGCAGCTTCAACGGGTTTGATACGAGGTCTTGATGGTCGTATGTTACATATCAGGCACGAACATGCTGCACTTAACACTCTGCTTCAGGGTGCCGGTGCAGTGGTATGCAAGCGTTGGCTTGTTGAGATGGACAGGATGATCTGGGAGCATGGCCTTGATGCCAAGCTTGTTGCCTCAGTACACGATGAGTATCAGTTTGAGGTAGCCAAGCCAGACATAGAAAGCTTTACCAAGATAACAAAGGAGGCTATATATACGACACAGGAAATACTAAACTTTAAATGTGACCTTGATTCAGACTTCAAGGTTGGAAACAATTGGTCGGAGACACACTGATGAAAGAAATATCTGTAACCCACGAAATGCTTGAAGACGCAAAGAAAAAAGCATCAGAGATGGGACGAATCAAAAACTCTATCACGAAAGGAGACGGTAATATAGCTGGATTTTTAGGGGAGTTTCTTTGCGTCTCTCTTATACCCAACTCAAAGATAAGTAATACATATAACTATGATATTGTTTCAGGCGACAAACTTATAGATGTTAAAACAAAAAGAACTAAAGTTAAACCAAGAGCTTATTATGATTGTTCAATAGCATCACTGTCTACCCATCAAAAGTGTAGTCATTATGTTTTTACAAGAGTTTTGTATGATTGTTCTAAGGCTTGGATTTTAGGTTGGATGTCTAAAGAAGAGTATTTTAATAGGGCTAGGTTTCTGGAGAAAGGGGAACGTGATGGAGATAACGGCTTTATAGTTAAGGCAGACTGTTACAACCTACCTATTGAAGATTTATATGAAATTTCTTCATTAAAGTAGTTGACATCCTGATATACGATATGTTATAATGCACTTGTTGTTTAGTTAGTAGTAGACAACCTAACGGGGAATGATCCCCATCATGGCTGCAATAGCGCAGCGTTTTAAAGGAGAATAGAATGAACGATCCTATTTACATTTCTGGTAAGTGCCACTATGCTTCTATCACTGAGCCGAACACCAAGTTCGATCCGGTGTGGAGCATTCAGGTTGAGGTTAACGACGACAACCGTGCAACCATCGAAGCTGCTAATCTTCCTATCGCTAACAAGGGAGACGAACGTGGTGACTTCGTTACTATTAAGCGTAAGGTTATGCGTAAGGATGGGACCGAGCGTCAGGCACCCATCGTTAAAGACTCACAGAATAACCTGTGGGATGGAAAGAAAATTGCTAATGGTAGTGTAGTGAATGTAAAAGCAATCCCGTTTGATTGGAACTATGCTGGTAAGTCAGGAGTGTCTTCTGATCTTGCTGCTGTACAGGTCGTAGACTTTATTGAGTACACCGATGGCACTGAAGACTTCGCCCCTGTTGAGGGTGGTTACGTGCAAAAAGCTACATCGGAAGCTGTTCCCTTTTAACTAGCATAGAAAGGAAGGGGGGAGAGGTTTTGTCATTGTCCTCTCCCCTTTTTTTATTATGAAAACAATAGAAACTCTTGTAGAAGATATCTATGATCTGTTTAATCTAACGCCTATCGACATGGATGAAGCAGAGGTAGATAAACATATTGATACCTTTGGTGATATGTTAAAGGTACACCTGAAAAGTTTTCTATATGAAGAGCCAAGAGATCGTGGCAACCTACGCCTGTCTGCTATTGGTAAGCCAGATCGAAAGCTTTGGTACGATGTTAACAAGAAGCTAACACCGGAGACACTGCCGCCATCTACAAGGATTAAGTTTCTCTATGGATATATTCTTGAGGAGCTTCTACTGCTCTGTGCTACAGTGGCAGGACATGACGTTACAGATCAACAGAAAGAAGTTACACTTGAAGGTGTGGTTGGACATCAGGATTCAATTATTGATGGTGTCCTTGTTGATGTTAAGTCTGCCAGTGGTATAGGTTTTGATAAGTTCAAGTACAATAGGCTAACAGAGGACGATCCCTTTGGTTATGTTGCACAGGTATCTGCCTACGCAGCAGCCAATGATCTGGATCGTGCAGCCTTCCTTGCCATTAACAAATCTACTGGTGAGGTATGTCTCTCTCAACTGCACAGTATGGATATGATCAATGCTAAAGAAAGAATTAAACATCTTAAAGACGTGGTGTCTGCGCCTTTTCTACCTGATAAGTGCTACTCCGATTTACCTGATGGTAAGTCTGGCAACCGTAAGCTTGCTGTTGGTTGTGTTTATTGCGAGCATAAGAGAGACTGTTGGTCTGATGCTAACGGGGGTGCAGGGCTACGTGCGTTCAAGTATTCGCAGGGTAAGAGGTATCTTACGCAGGTAGCAAAGCAGCCTGACGTTGAGGAAGTAACTAACTTCTAATGCATTGGGAATATGATAAAGACTTTGATACGAAGAATAGCTTTGGGTTTGTCTATCGTATTACAAACAAGAAGACTAAGAAAGCCTACATAGGTTGTAAGCAATACTACGTTACACGTAAGGGTAAGAAAGTAGAATCAAACTGGCGTATCTATACAGGCTCTAGTAAATATCTTAATGAAGATATCAAGAAACTTGGTAAGAAAAACTTTCGTTTTCAAGTTATTGGTGAGTATAAAAACAAGAGGAGCCTCCGATACTATGAGTGTTATTTTCAGATGATCTATAAAGTTCTTACAGCAAAGCTGGAGGGAACGGATGAACCTGCCTATTACAATAACTATGTAGGTGGTAAGTACTATCGTCCAGTACAGGAGTGGCCTGAAGATGAATGATATCCCTGACTTCGGTACACTGTACGACCTGACTAATAAGGATGCAGACAAGACACTGCATCTAGCTATAGTTCTTCAAGCTTTGTTAGACCTATCCAAACCTAAAGAATCTACTGAGAGTTTAGAGACAGTGCTTCACCGTGATCAGGCAAGCGCATGGGTCTTCTGTTCTATTGGAGTAACCTGTGAAAACTTTGAGTCAACCTGTGAGCTTGCTGGTCTGGAGCCTGAAGCTGTGAGAAGTTTTGCTGTTAAAACTGTAACATCGGAGAACGTAAATGAAATTAGACGAAAGCTCAATAGCTTCTTATGACGAACGCAACTACCCAAACAATGAAAGAAACTATGATTATTATGCTAGACGTATGAAAGAAGAGAAAGCACTTCAACAACAAGTAGGAGG